GAAACTGAGGAGAAGCAAACATAAAATCAGGTGGTTCAACTTTAGTATTTGTAATACCACCAACTTGACTTGGAAAATAATCTGTTTGACCTGGAGCTGGTATAAAATTATTCATTAAAGATACAGTTTTATCTCTTTCATATAAAGCTTGTAAGTCAGGATTATTTTTTAAAAAAGATAAATCCATATCTGTAAATCTTTTTATTCTATCTTCATCTTTAATAAGTTTTAATAAACCTTCATTACCTAAATCATTTTGAAAAGTTGGATTAACAGTGGGATCCACTCCACCTAAACCTAATTTACTAAACTCTGACATATCATAAGTTGGTTCATTGTATCTTTTACCTAAACCAAATCTATTTGCGATAGCTCTAATTATATTTCCTAAAAATCCACCGCCTGTAAAAAAACTACCAAGACCTCCACTACGTGCTGCTCTGAATGCATCTGGATTAATTGCTTTAGCTGCTGCTAATTCAGCACGACTTACTGTATCTCTACTATCAAAAAAACCTGGATTGACTCTTTGCCCTGCACCTGCTGCAATAGTAGCAGCTCTTAAATCTTGAGCTTCTTGTGAAGTAGCTCCAGGCGCTAAACCTTTTGGTCCTCCTATATTACTAGCTCTAACTTCTGCTCTGTCTCTTTCATTTCTACTTCCTGTTTCTGCTGCACTCATTGCAGTTCCAGATGTATAATCACCTTGTGCATCAAAAGAATCGTAACTAGGAACATTTGATGGTCCTTTATGTGGTGTTCCTGGATTTTGTTTCTTTAATTGTTTTTCTTCTGCATCTGTTATGTATGCGAGTTTAGTAGATGGTGCATTTTTTCTAGCTTTAAATTTTCTAGGTACAGTTACAGAGTCTGAATTTTTTGTATAATTCTTGTAACCGTCTTGATTTACATAATCTATTGATTTATCTACACTCATAATTATCTATTTTATACTACAGTTTTGTCTGTCCTCCAAGTGGTAATGCTTCTACAATTACCTTAACATCTCTTTTAATATCGTCAGCTATAGTCTCAGTTTCAGGGTTTTGTACGTCTTGCATGGCTTCTGCGTCTGAGTTATACTCTTGTCCTGTTTTCATATTAGTTAATGTAACCTCTGTTTGTGGTGTAATAATCTTTACGGGTTTACCGTTTATTACTTCTATTCTGTATGATGCTTCTGTTTCTATAAATGACATATTAATCCCTGTTTATCTCCAATAATGATACAACCATATGCAGCCTATCAGCTGTAGCAACTTGTGCTTTTAATATTTCACTTTCCTGCAATATGATTGGTTGAGTTATTAATTCAACAGTTGCTTTTGCAGAAATAGCTTTATCTTTAAATACACTAAACACAGCAGCAGATGCATCTGTTATTGTAACAGAAATACTGTCTGCATTGTTAGAGTCTTCTGATACTACCATATTTTTTATAATAGCTCTAGAGCCAGCTGGCACTGTATAAACTGTAGTATTATCAGTGGTAGTAAAATCTACCTTTGCATTTTTATATATATTAGCCACCTATAAACCAAGAA